GCCATAGTCTCTTAGTAGACTTAAAAGATGCGTTTCGCCGCTAGAACAAGTGTTCAAGCAAATGGTGGAGGCGAGGAAATTCCCCGCTCCGGTTTAGCTCTGGAAGAGCCGGAGTTATTCGTGAGAAGCTGTATCAATCGGTTGACAGCTTTGTGTGTGTTGTATGGATTTGACCCTGAAGGGTGGTCACCTAGTAAGACAATTGAGCATTGGCTCTTTTGTTCGACTCTTGTTGGTGATCACATGAGCTTCGTCAAGTGGAAACTTGCCGCGTTTTACGCAAGCAACGTGTCCATTGTATTTGGCGAGACTCAGGAGGTCGCAGCATCTGTTCTTTTGGATGCTGTTGGTGGGCCGGTGGATGTTCCACATATTCTGTTGGGGGGTAAGGCGTATCGGTGGATGCGGTGCTTGAAGAAGAATGATCCTTGCCGTTGGCAATCATTTCTTGTTTCGGTACTGATGTCGAAAACCGGTATGGAGAGACCTGGCGTTCTGATGAGGGAGGCAAAGTTGAGAGATACTTTTGTTACCCTTACAGAGCCACGTCCCGTTCCGTTACCAGAAGTCCTTGTGCCCACTTGGGGAGCACAGGACGAGTACCCGGATGGAAAAGTGGAATTCCACCTGAACGTTGAGACTGTGTGTGCACAGATTGAGAGGACTGTAATTGAGCTTTTCCATGATGAGATTTACTCATGGGAGGATCAGATAGAGCCTTTCTTTCCTAGTACATCTGCGAACTACATCAACTCTCGGAAGTTGGGTGGTGCCGTGGGCGTCTTGATGCGTGACCCAGACCTTTGGGAGGGATTGAACAAATTGGGATTGTTGGAAGTAGAAGTGAAAAAGGGTAGATATGGAGAGTTGTTGACCGCTGACATCTCAAAATTGAGGGAACAGTTTGAAGTACTGATCAACAGGGTGAAAGTTAAGGCCATGGATGAGTTGGCTCAGGTAGAGCTGGTAGGTTTGATTGAAGCGTTTAAGATTCGTGTGATCTCGAAAGGACCACCGTATTTGATGACGATTCTCAAACCCCTTCAGAAGAAAATGTGGAGTGTGATGATGAAGCACCCCGCGTTTGAACTGATAGGAAAACCAGTTTCCGCTGAGCACGTTCAGAAAAGGCTTGGTAAATCACTATTGTTGGGTCAGGGATATCTTTCTGTTGACTATAAAGACGCCACGAATCAGCTGGAGGCTTTTTGCTCCAATGCTGCGTGTGATGCTTTGTCCAAGACCATTGGTTTGGATGAGGATACTGCTGTGTTATTCAAGCGCAGTTTGACTGGACATCTTATTTCCAACCCCACTGGTATTTTGGGTGGGTTTGTATTTGAGTTGCCGCAGTTGAACGGTCAGCTTATGGGCAGTGTGACGTCTTTTCCTATTCTTTGCATAATCAATGCTGCGATATGTCGCTGGTCTTTAGAACTAGCACAAAAGAATGTCGTGACGTTGAGGGATGCACTACTGACGATAAACGGGGATGATGCTGTGATGAGGATAAATGAGTTTGGCATGTTGATGTGGCAGAGAATTTCCAGGTTTTGTGGACTGGCTCCCTCTGTTGGAAAAGTATACTATAGTAGAAGATTCTTGAATATAAACTCGACAACGTACCTCTTCCACCCGCAAGGGTGGGAGTCGATTAGTGTTGATTTGCGAAAACACCTTCCGCGTGAAGCGGGCGACAATGTCGCGTATTATACAGGTGTTCGCACGTTGAACTTTGAGTTGGTTAAGTATGTAAATCTTGGACTTCTATATAGTATGACTAGATCCAGCAATGTTGGGTGTGATCGTGAGGATGACGGTTTTGTGAATGCGAGTGCCGTGCATGAGTTGGTTGATTCTGCGCCGTGGGACCTTCGAGAGAAGGTACTTGCGAAGTGGATTTATCTGAATGATGTACGGCTCAAACGCGTTCATTTGCCGTGGTTCATACCATCAGAATTCGGTGGGTTGGGGCTTCCCGAAGCGGGAAGGTTTATCGCGGTTGATCGTGACAGGAGGATTGCTCGAAAGATTTATGAGCATCCTTCTGTTTATCGTATTCCCGGGATTTTGCCTTCCGCGCCTTGGCAGGTCTGGAAACTCGCATCTGCGGCGTTACCGAAACCCTCTTTGATGAGTGGTGAAGTGATGCTCGCTTCCAAGGAACAGTGTTCCTGGAATCGGCTTGTAGGATACATGTGTGTAGCTCTTTTGTTTACGTCTCAGATACAGGACCTGTACGCCGAGCAAGGAAAGGAGAATCGTAATTCTCTACGCATTCGTGCGCGTGTTTGGAAACGTGCTATGAGTGATGTGAGGATACCGATGCCTGAACCTTTTCGGGTGTACCCAAGAATATACAACCACCTCGACCACGTGTATGTTAACGTGGTTTCCAATAATCCAACGGATGTGACAACAGTAGTTGCACATGATGTTCTGAACTCGACACGATTGCGAGCTCTGAACCCGTGGGATGAGGAACGAGTGAGGGATATACTGGTGTGGTAACAGCAGGAATTCAAACTAACAAGCTTACTATTCTTCTCCGATTTCATCCTCTACCTCCTAACGTGAGGGGTGAGGAAGTGAAATGTGGACCTGGGAATGAGAGGCGACTCTTCAACGAAACATTGAACGCTCAGTGACGTCCCACCTGTTTGGTTTAAAACAATTATTGTCTAGGTACTTGTACCGAGTGACGAATTGTTCCTAAAACAGAGAAAGTCGAGAGCCTTTGTTATCGCCATAAGATGCGTGATCTTTCAAACCCTTCCATGTTTCTGCTTTAAACGTACGCAGAAAAGAAGATAGTTAGTGTTGAGTAAAAAGAACCTGTTGCTGCACTAGGCTTCGG